GTAAGACTTTTCCTATTCGTAAAGTTGTTACATCTAGATTTAAAGATGGTATGATATTAGAGGTAGACTTTGCACAATTAGAGTTTAGAACTGCTGTTTTTCTTGCACAAGATAAACAAGGTATGGAAGATATAAAAAATAAAATAGATGTTCACCAATATACTGCAGACATTATAGGTGTATCAAGACAAGACGCAAAAGCACATACATTTAAACCTTTATATGGTGGCGTTACAGGCACAGAGGATGAGAAAAGATATTATTCTAAATTTTTGGAAAAATATAAGGATATAAAAACTTGGCACGAAAAATTACAAAGTGAAGCTATAAGATTTAAAAGAGTAAAATTACCGACTGGTAGAGAATACTCTTTTCCGTATGCAGAAAGAACACCTTGGGGTGGATCTACATATGGGACACAGATAAAAAACTATCCTGTGCAAGGTTTTGCTACTGCGGATATTGTACCATTAGCTTGTATTAATATATATAAACTTATGCAAGAAAAAAATGTTAAAAGTGTATTAATAAATACAGTTCATGATTCTATTATAGCAGATGTTTGTAGTGATGAAAAATATATTATGAGTAAAATATTTGAAGAAGGAACTTCAAATGTTATAAGATCATTAAAAGAATATTATAATATAGATTTTAATGTGCCACTTGACACGGACATTAAAATAGGTTATGATTGGTTAAATATGCAGGAGGTAAAACAGCATGAAAAAAACAATAGAAGCTCTTGAAACTTTAGATGAGTATGATGATGAAGATTATTCTGCTTATTTAGAATATGTAGAGTTAAAAGACAGATGTGTAATAGAGCCATCAACTCTATACATAGATGAGAACCATGAGTTTTTAAGTACGTTTAAATACTTTGCACATTCTGATGGTTTAGAGGTAAAAGTAATAAAAGGAGATACACGAATATGTTAGAAGATATAATAAAATTTCTTATTGCAACTGCGACATTTAGTGTTATCTTTGCAATGTGGTATATAACTTTAATTGCAATTTTTACTTGACTTTTATACAAAAATGTGGTATAAGGTAATAACTAAAATGGAGGACAAATGTCTGATAATAACTTAGTAAATATAAAAGGAATGTCTGATGAGCAAATCATGCAGGCAATAGGTCAAGATGATGGATCTAATTTAGGAAATAATATTCCTAGATTATCTATTAATCGAACACCTGAAGATGACGATGGTAATCAATTACCTGTCGGTCACTTCACCGCTTATGATTCTAATATAGGTCAGAATGTTTTTGGAAAACCAATTACACTCAGACCATTCATAAGTGCAATGCAGTACATGCATTACGATGCGGATAAGGGAGAGTACATAAATAGATCTATTATATTTAAAAGCTGGAAAGAAGAAGCTATAGATATTTTAGGTGGTACTAAATGTGGTAAGATACCTTTCAAAGAAAGGTCTAGCCTTACTCCCGAACAGTTAGAGCAACAAAGAACTATACGATGTTATAAACTTGTGTATGGTTTACTATCTTTTAAAGATGGTAAAACTGCAAAAGGTGAGGATCATGTCGTAGAGAACTTACCTGTTCTATATAGAGTAACTGGTACAGCTTTTTCACCTGTGACTTCTGCATTAGATCAATTGAAAAAAAGAAAAAAACTTATGTTTAATTGTACTTTTTCTCTTGATACTAAAAGACAAAAGAAAGGTGGAAATGTTTTCTACATACCTGAGATAGGAGTAAATGCTGATGCTAATTTACAATTATCTGATGATGACGTAGAGACATTAAAAGTGTTTCAGGAATCTATAGATACTGAAAATGCAGAGGTTGTAGATCTATACAATTCTGCAAAAACTAAAAAACCAAATGGTTCAGATGGAGTGGATGCTAAAGTCATTGATGATTTAAATGATGAACTTCCTGAACAAGTCTTGGCTAAATAATGTGTGGACTATACTACTAGATACATATGGAATTAAAAGATATTATAAATAAAGATTTTAAACATAGCTTTAGTTCTATAAATAAATTTAAACATAATCCCAGTGAATGGCTGGTGCACTATGGATTAGGGTTAAGAGTATCTAGTAGTCCAGCTATGGTTAGAGGCAATCTTGCTGAGTTTGGTGCGTATTATAAAATTAAAAAAGGTATGCAACAAAAAGATGATAAGTATTTTGAGAAGTTAATAATACATAAATTTAAAAAAAATAAATTTTTTAGTGATGATAGTGAAATATTTAATGCAATTAATATTGCAAAAAAGTTTGAGGAAAAACTTTATGAAAGACAATTAAGAAATATAGTTAGCTATCAAAAAGAAAAAGTTGAAAAGATAGAAGGTTTAAAATATCCAGTAAGATTATTTACTGATTTTGAATATGATAATATAATAGTAGATTTAAAATCTACTTTAAGAATGCCTACTAAACCTAAGATAGATCATATACGACAACAGGCACTGTATTCTAAATTACATAATAAACCAATAGCTTTATTGTATGCTACACCTAAAAAAACTTTATGGTATGATCTTACAGAAGAAGATGTACAAAAAGGTTATGATGAATTGTTAAGTGATTTTAAATCATTAGAAAATTATATTGATATGTGTAAAAATAATTTAGAGAATGCTATAAAAATAACACCTCTAAATACTGATCCAAGTCCTTTTTACTGGGATAAAAATATACAACAAGCGGCAATAAAGATTTGGAGAAATGTTAACAAATAGTATTACAGACTTCCTTGTTGGGAGAAGAGATTGGTGGAGACTAGTTTGAGGGGTCTAGTCTTCACTGACTCATTATGATATTATATTTTATAATATATAAAAAAAAGAAAGAAAATAAGTATAAAATGTTTAACAACACTATATTTAGTAATGAAAAAGAGGCAGATCATTTTGGTAAAAGTAGTATGAAAAGGGGATATGAACATAAAGTTGTAGAGTATAATAAAGAAAACTATGAGAGGTATTGGTATAAATGAAAAATAAAGATAAATTAATGTTATTAAATTCAATAAAAGTTCTTGTAAGTCCTTGGGATAAAGGATTTCAATGTGGTATAATTATGGATAGTAAAAGTAAAATGACCACTGAAGAGTACGAATTATGTTCTACAATAGCTAGAGGCATGATAAAAATGGCAACTACAGATCCCCATTCAACGTTTCTATGGGGTCTCCGTGGATTTGCCGATGATAAGAAAAAACAAACAAGAGATCTTACTATTAGTGCAGTATCAGAATTTGATGATGAATCTAATGTAGTAGACTTCTTGGAATTTTTAAAACAGAAACGTGATAAGGAGTTAAACTAGTGGCAACACATTTAGTTATAGGTGATCCTCATTGTACACCTAAAGCAAACAATGATAGATTTCTTTGGGCAGGAAAATTTGCTCGAGATCTAAAACCTAATACAATTATTTGTATGGGAGACTTTTCAAGTATGGATTCGTTATCTAGTTATGATAAAGGTAAAAAATCTTTTGAAGGTCGAAGATATAAAAAAGATATAGAACATGCTCATGATGCATTAAATAAATTTAATAAAGGTCTTAATGGTAGACGACCAAGAAAAATCATGCTACTTGGTAATCACGAAGATAGGATAGATAGGATAGTAGATGAAACACCTGAACTTGATGGAACAATTAGCACTAATGATTTTCAATTTGAAAAATATGGTTGGGAGGTTTATCCATATCAAGAACCTGTGGTGGTCGATGGTGTACATTATTGCCATAATTTCCCTAACGGTGTTATGGGTAAGCCTATTAGTGGGGACAACATTGCTCGTGCTCTCTTACTAAAAAACAAAGTATCGTCAACTGTTGGACATATACATACATTTGATTATTCTATGTGTACAACACCAACTGGCAAAAAAGTTATAGGGCTATCTGCTGGATGTTACTTGCATCATAAAGAAAATTATGCTAGAGCTACACAAAGAATGTGGTGGACAGGCTTAATTGTGAAAAGAAATGTACGTAATGGTGAATACGATTTAGAAACTATTCAATATAATACAATAAAGAGGAAATATGGTAGACGATAAAGTACATTCACCTTCTCACTATAAACATGGTAAAAAAGAAACTATAGAAGTTATACAAGATTGTATGACAAGCGATGAATACCATGGGTACTTGAAAGGGAATGTTTTGAAATATGTAGCTAGATATAAATTTAAGGGTGAACCTTTACAAGATTTAGAAAAAGCTAATTGGTATTTAGGTAGATTAATAATGGAGGTAAAAACAAATGACACACGGTGAAAAAATGGCTTTACTTGGTAAGATAAATATGTTATACGAAGTTGCCTTAGAAATACAAGATAAGATAAATAAATTAACTAAACAATTAAAGGAGGTAGAATATGGGGGCAGTGAAGCAAGCTCTAATAGAAGTAGATGATATGATCTGTGCCTGCTTAAGAACAGGCAGAACATTAAATCAAACTATAAGAGATTTAAGAGCAGAGTTTAATAAAGAAGGTAAAGATAATCCTTATTTATTAGATGAAGAACTAATAGAAAATAAATATTATAAATTTAGAGGTGCAGAATGAAAGATAATTTTATAAAAGCTATGATAAAAAAATATGAAGCAGATATAGATATTGCAAAAGCTACGATAGAGGTTTACTTAGAAAAACCTGTGGGCATAGGTGAACATCCACAATTTGCTAATGAAATAGATAAACAATTAGAAATAATAGGATGTGCTTCAGATAAATTACGAGTAATAAATAAACATTATCCAACAGATAATGATGATATACCATTTTAATAGGAGGATAGATGGAAAAGAAAGAAGAAAAACAAGAACAACAAAAACCTACCCCAAG